GGCAAAAGGTAATATACTTTATACACCATTGCCAGGAATAGTAATAGGTGGTTTTTATTCTGTATATTTTATATCTTTATTAGAAAATTTAGGAGATATTAAGATGTTACCAAGACCATTAGTAAGAGCTCTTAAGACTAGATTTGGACTTAAGACATTAGTAGATAAAGAAAAGAAAGATGAACCCAACCAACCTTAAAACAGGGGATATATTACATTGTACTGGCAGAAGGTGGCTAAGTAAAATGATAAGGAAACTTACTAAATCTAAGTTTTCACATTCTGCTTTGTTTATAGAAATTTGGGGACAAGCTTATATTATAGATGCCCAAAAAGATGGTGTTAATGTAAGACCATGGGATGAGTGGCAGATTAAATATGAATATGACTTTATAGTCCATAGAGCTCCAGAAGGTTCTGTGGATGAACATGCATTATCAAAGAGAGCAATGACCAAAGTAGGTCATACAGCATATGATATAGAAAGCTTGCTCTTTAGACAACCTTGGGAATTGCTCACTGGAAAGTGGAATCCCAAAAAAAATGAAGGAGACAGAATGTACTGTTCTGAATTTGTTGCATGGGTATATGGAGTAGAGAAATCCTACAGAATGTCCCCAGAAGACTTATATCAGTGGTGCAACTCTAACTCTTTTATACAAATCAAAGTATAATTTAAAATCAACACAATGGCAAAGAAAAATGTAAAAAATCTTGAATTGACTGTAGAGACAGATAAGTCTAAAGTCACTGTTCAAAAAAAGGAGAAAAAAGTTAAAGTAGAAGTAGACACTCCTAATGTAGATGTAACTGTTAATAAGGATGAGAACTCTAAAGAGTTTATTCTTGATAGCAAGAAGTTAGATATTACAGTAAAAAAAGATGAGAATAATACTACAGTAGAAGTAAAGTCAGAAAATGGCATACTTAAGCAAGTAGGCAAAGTTCTTTCTAAGATTATTCTTAAAAGATTTAATAAATAAAATAAGCCATGTACGGAAGCGGTGGAATTTTAATGGTTATAGGAGTATTAATTTCTATTGGAGTTATTGCTGGAATTGTATGGTATGTTAATAGTCAAATTCCTAAACATTTAAAAAAAAGAGAGTGGTTAACTAGATATGTTGCTCTTATTCTTGCTGCTTTACTTGGTGTTTTTATAGTTGATATGTTAGTAAGTTGGGATATCCAACTTATGAACGATGCAATGAGACATGATTTATTTGACTTAATTAAAAATATTGTTCTTGTAGTATTTGGTTATCAATTTGCAAGTAACCAATCTAATAATAAAGATGATATAGAAACAGATAAATAATTATTATGATACTAAAAAAAGGAGACAATAATGATACTGTTAAGAAGATTCAAGCAGTATTAGGTGTAGAACAAGTAGGAAACTTTGGCCCTAAAACAGAAGAAGCTGTAAAAGCATGGCAAACCAAAAATGGTTTAACTCCTGATGGAATAGTGGGACCAGCTACACTAGCTAAGATGGGTATTACTGTAGATGCTAAACCGGCAGAAGTTAAACCTGCTGTAGCATCTAAATATACTAAAGAACAAATTGAGACTGCTGTTAAAGCAAAAGGTCATAAGTGGTTTGATGATAAAGACTTTGTGCTAAATATTGTTGGAGTAAGAAACTCTTCAACAGGTCAAAAAGTAACTAACTTATTTGATGATCACTTAACTCTTTCTTATAAAGAAGGAGGAGTTTGGAAATGTCATGTATGGCCAGCTACTACAGATCCTGGAACTAAAGGTGTAATGCAGTATGGAAATAAAGCTGGTGTGGCTAGACTAGTTGAAGGACAGTATATTAACTCTCATATCATGAGACTTCATGCAGGTAAGTATGAAGCACTAGGACAAAACAAACCAGTTAAAGTATTCCGTGATCCAAACAAGGATATGGTATATGATGAAAAGTCAATACAAGAAGGCTTGTTTGGAATCAACATTCACAAAGCTGGAGCAGATTCAACATTTGTAGAGAACTGGTCTGAAGGTTGTCAAGTATTCAAGAAGTCTGCAGACTTTGAAGCATTTATGACCATATGCCGTAAAGCAAAAGCATTACATGGTAATAACTTTACATATACATTAATTGAATCAAAAGATGTTGTATGAAGCTAAGAAATAATTGGAAAGCAAAAAATAAACAATGGGATAAGTTTATTATAAAGCTCCGAGTAAGTACTGTAGACATATTTAGCTTAGAGATTGATATCTCTAGAGAGTTTTATATGGTTACATTTTTAAATTTATGTATAAAAAATAGATAACAATGAGAACAGCAATTAAAAGAGCACCTGCAAAAAAAATGCAGAATGGAGGGCCTACATATAGAAAGGCAACCAATCCATCAACAAGAAAAATGATTGACAGCACAACACCTAAAAAGTACAAACCAAAAAGTACTAACCCTACAAGTGGTGTTGGCCAAAAAGGAGGTGAAATGAAAAAAATGCAGAATGGAGGTTCTAACAGAGATCCACTTAGCGGTAAAGGAAGTTGTAGGTCAGGTAAATGTGGACCAATGGCGGGTATTAACCAAAATAAACTAGGTAGACAAAAGTCAGCATCAGCAAGAGCTTTTAGTAAACCAAAATTTAAAAGAACTAGATTTTAAAAGTTAAAGTATTAGTTTAACCCAGGCTATCTAACAGTCTGGGTTTTTTTGTTTTAAATATTTTTAGTTTAAACTTTTATTATATATTTGTATAAACTAAAAATATATAATAATGGAAAACCAACAAGAAGAAATGAACCTAAGTCCAGAGGAATTAGCTCAAAGAAAAGAAGAAATGAAAAAGTTCTTTGATGAATCAATTCCTTATCTAGAGTCACAAGCTAAGTATGAAACACTTATGACAGAAATTGAAGAGGCTAGATTTAAAAGAGCAACTTTTCAATACCAGTTTACAATGATGATGCAGAATACACAAGGACCTGAAGAAGGTTCTGAAATAGAAAAGGATGACTTTCCAATTCCTCCACCATCAAAAGATAGAAAACTTAAAAAAGGCTAACAATGGCTTTAGTAAATCAAGTACAGAAAAAAGTCAAAATGCCCAAATGGGATGTTGTAAAGTATCAGATATTAACTCACTGTTATATTAACCGTATAGCAGTGAGTGAGTCTGACCTTAACTGTCTTACTTTACTAAGTTTTAATCAGCCAATTGAGTTAACTAATTTTTGTTTAGATGCATCTTCAGAAGAAGACTGGATATTTAAATCTCCACAAACTGTAAGAAATTGTATTAATAAAGCTGAGAAAAATAAATTAGTTATTAAAGACAGTAATAATAAAAAACTAATTATGCTAAACCCAGGTTTGAAAATTCAAACAGAAGGTACAATTTTATTAGACTATAAATTCTTAGGCTATGATACCCAAGAAAGTAAATAGAATATATAAGCAAGCTGCAGAAGATTTAAATGTAGATGAAACATTAATAGAGCATTTGTCTGAGTTTTTTTATAAGGATCTTAAAGATTGTTTGTCAAACCTAAGATACCCAAGAGTTAATGCAGATGGGTTAGGACATTTTGTAGTTAAGAAGCATAATGTTAGAAAGACAATTGCTAAGTATAATAAAATCTTAGAAAACCATGACACTTCTACATTTGGTGCATATCACCATAAGAAACAAATGGAAGTTAGACTTGATCAGCTTATTAACTTAGAAAAAGAAATAACAGAACAAGAAGAACTTAAAGAAGAATTTAAAAATAAAAAATATGGCAACACTAAAGGAAATTTGGAAGAATAGAAAACAAATCTTTGAAGGCATGTCTAATGCAATAATTAAAGATGCTGTAGTAGAACAGGTAGCTGCATTAAGATATGAGATCTGTGAAACTTGTGAGTTTAAAGGAAGAAAGTGTGTAGTAAAAGGTACTGCTCCTTGTTGCAACCAATGTGGTTGCTCTCTTGCATTTAAAACAAGAGCCTTATCAACTAGTTGTCCAGAAGGTAAATGGAAAGCCATTATATCTGAAGAGGAAGAAGATAGATTAGATGAGTTATGAGTATAGTATTTAATGCAGAAGATCATAGTTATAAGAGCTTAGATGGTGAAGCAATAGACTGGGTAAGTGTTACTACACTTGTTTCACATTTTAAGAAGTCTTTTGATGCTAAAAAAATAGCTGAAAAAGTTTCTAAAAATAAAAAGTCTAAGTGGTATGGGATTGACCCAGTTATCATTCAACAGATATGGACTAATGAGGCAGACAGATCTACTACTCTGGGAACATGGTATCATAACCAAAGAGAGTCTGATCTATGCTCATTTGCTTCTATAGAAAGAGAAGGTGTTACAGTTCCTGTATTTAAACCAACTGAAGTTAAGGAAGGTGTTAAGATTGCACCACCACAAAAGCTTGAAGCCGGAGTATATCCAGAACATATGGTCTTTTTAAGATCAGCAGGTATTTGTGGCCAGTCAGATTTAGTTGAGGTAGTAAATGGTAAAGTAAATATCATAGACTATAAGACCAATAAAGAAATTAAAAAAGAGTCTTATGTAGATTGGGAAGGTAAGTCTGAAAAGATGTTACCACCAGTAGATACATTAGATGACTGCCACTTTTACCACTATGCATTACAGCTTAGTATTTATATGTATATTATATTAAAGCACAACCCTAAACTTAAGCCGGGGAGAATATTTATACACCATGTTACATTTGAGGTAGAAGGAGAAGATAGCTGGGGATATCCAATAACTAAAAAAGATAGTAATGGTGAACCAGTTGTAAAAGAGATACTACCAATTGCAATACCTTACTTAGTAGATGAGGTAATAGCAATTATTCATTACCTTCATGACAACAGACATAAACTGAAAAAGAAATGCTAGTTAAACTATTTGACATACAAAATAATAAGATTGTTCCAACAGAACACTGCTATACATTAAAGGCTCTAAAAGATATAATGGAGAACTATCCGGAAGATTATCTTAAGATCTATCAGTATCTATTCTACATGACATGCCCTAATCCAGATATGAATCCTTTTTTTCATACACCAGATTTAGATAAAGAGTCATTAATTATGCAACAGATAGAGGCTGAGTTTTCTACAGAAGATGATGACATATTTGTTGCTCTACAGTTCTGCCAAAGAATGTATGAGACTCCAACATCCAGAGCATATAAAGGTATTGCATCTATGTTAGATAGATTAGGAAGATACATGGAGACTACAACTATTACTGCAGGAAGAGATGGAAATATAAACTCACTTATTAGTGCAGCTAAAAACTATGATGCAATAAGACAGTCTTTCAAAGGAGCTTATAAAGATCTTCAAGAAGAACAACAAAGTAGAGTAAGAGGTGGTTTAGGAATGGCATATGACATGTAATGAGTGCAATATTTGAAGATATACCAACTTGGGATAATGGATCCTGGACAATGACAAGCTTTGCATCAAGGGAAGAGTTTTCTTCTTTTGTTGCTAGTATATTTAAAGAACCTGGTAAATATAAGTTTGATGAAACAAGTAAGTTATTTAATCAAGAAGCCACAAAGTTCAGAACAAATGGATACTACTGTGAAGCTGTCTTTAAATCCAAAGACTTCATCAACTACTGGGATGATCAAAAGCAAAGATGTAGAAGAGGAGTTATATTTAAATCTGGAGACAACATCTGGTACATTACCAGAGATTATTATATGTGGCTTAACTTCTTGCCCATATTTGATAAAGAACAACAGCTATTTGACTTTGCTAAAATCAGGGATGCACAGTACCACATGGCCCTTTATGAACTACTGGCAGAGCTCAACTACAAACATGTTGGAATTCTCAAAAAGCGACAGATAGCTTCCTCATATTACCATATGGGTAAGTTTATAAATCAGCTTTGGTTTGAGTCTGGGGTAACACTTAAAATAGGAGCCAGTCTTAAAGATTATATTAATGAGAAAGGTTCCTGGAAATTTTTAGATGAATATGCTGCATTCTTAAATGAGCATACTGCTTGGTATAGACCAATGAATCCACAGAAAGTAATGATGTGGCAACAGAAGATTGAGGTCAGAAAAGGAGACAGAAAAAATGAGGTTGGTCTCAAAGGAACTATACAAGGTATGTCATTTGAGAAAGATCCTACAAATGGTGTAGGGGGTCCAGTTAAATACTTCTT